TTCATTACAAACTGTTATCGCGTAACTTATTTTCATATTTCTTAATCTTCTCCGTAGATATTCTTACTTGTTTCTATACCTGCTTCCTCGACTGTTTTTGTTTCTTTTGATTCAACTTCTTTTTCTGCTATTTTCTTATCCGCGTAAATTTTTTCCGCATCTTTTTTCTTTTGTTCTTTTATAGCCGCTTCTTTTTCTTCTTTCTGTTGTTTCAATTTTTCTCTCTGACTACGTTTCTCATCCTCTGTAGGGTCTGTTTCATCTTTAATAGTAACTAACCAAGTCTTAAGATACTCTATGTTAAAAACAACTTCGTTACAGTCTTTTATAGATACCAATTTATACTCCCTATAAGTATCTCTGTATATTCTAGGTTTAGTTTTTAAATATTCAAACAAAGGTTTCCCATCTGCTGGATATTTTTTCATAAAATCTTTAAAATTCCAACTTTCCCATTCATCAAAATCTTTATTAGCTAAAGGTCTACACGCTCTTTTAATACCTTCGAAAAACGCATCTGGATTAACTTGCTTTAATTTTATAGATGCCAACCAATTATGCCCATCTCTTACAAATCTACCTACTATAAAAACAAAACACGTATCTATACCAACCAATCTCTTTGTTCCAATTTTCTCATCCGCATATTTGTAAACCTCTAATCTGTAGAAATTACCCTGCCTCATCATCGTTTTAGGTCTGTTTAATTCCTTTACGATTAGGTTTTCCCATTGTCGATTATAGTTTCTCTGCGTTAATGCCATTAGTCAGGTAGTATTAAATCAATTTTTTGTACAACCTTAATATGAGTGTTAGCTATTTTTCTTAAAGAATCTGTCATAGAATTCATACTAAATTTAACCTTATTTGTTTCACCTAATTTCTTAGATTCAGCTGAATACTTATCATAGTTCTTATAAATGTCAAGCATCTTAACCGCTGCATTACTATAATTTACATAAAACCATTGTGTATCTTTTAGTAAGAATTGATTTGCTGCACTTTCATCAACATTTTTCAATTGCCCTTCTAATAAAACTGCACCTTTTTCATCTAAGAAATCTAAGTGCCCACTCCATTTAGAAACAACTACAGGTTTACCTGTCATACTGAATTCTAAAAGAGGTCTTCCATATCCTTCTCCATGTGTAAATGATACAGATGCCTTTACTTTAGGATGATTGTATAACTTCCACATATCTTCCTCACTTAAATCACCATGTAATAAATAGATAGGTGCTGAACCATTTACTTTAGAACTAGCATCTTCGATTTTCTTTCTCATTTCTTCTCTATCTCTTACCGAAAATCCTGCTGATGATGTTTTAAGAACTAATGCTGGTTTTTTGCCTTTACTTCTTGAAAATGCAGATAAGAAAGTTTGGATTAATCCTCCATTATCTTTTCTATCGTGATACAATCCACCTGGTAACCAATGCCCTACAAATAAGAAAATAAAATCTTCTTCAATTTGGTCTAACAATTCTAATCCTCCGGTTTTATGATAATCACATCCTTCAAACAAAACTTCAATTGGTTTCGTTAACTTATGTTCAGCTAAAATTTGTTCGGTTTGTTTATCTTTTTCATGATAAATGGTGTTCGCAATTCCTCTTTTAGAATGTTCGGAAGTTGTAATAATTAAATCCATTTTATTACAACCATCTATCCAATCTTTTGCTACTAAGTTAGTTTCTATACCAGCAGTTATGCCAATATTAAATTTACCCATCCTTTGAAATTCGTTTGGAACAGTTACTTGTACATATATATCAACCTCTCTATCTACCGATGAAACGGTGTGTGTATTAATCCATTTATGAAATTCATTATCTGAATTTAATTGGTCCATTGGGCAATTTCCCCACTTTGTTGATACTACCTTAATATCATATAAATCTAAATCTTTAAAAGATTTTAAAAGGTCTCTACTATGGTCTCCGTAGCCACTTCTCGTAGATACTGGAGCCTGAAAAACTAATAATGGTTTTTGTGTCATAACTTTATTTTCCGGTTGAACCGAATCCGCCTTCGCCTCTTTCGGTATTAGATAATTCGTTTACTTCGTTAAGTTCAATTGTTGGATGTGGGATAATCATAATTTGACAAACTCTATCGCCTACTTTATAATTTTCTCTTTCTACATTATCTATCCCCTGTATCTTATTAAATGTAGCTTGTAATTCTCCTCTATATCCACTATCAATTACTCCAACTGAATTACTCAATTGTAAGTTTGTTTTTCTGATAGATGAGCGAGGGAATACTAATCCTACAAATCCTTCGGGTATTTCTAATGCAATACCCAATCCATATGTTATAGAACCTAATGTTTCACCTATAATTGTTGTTGCAACTAAATCTAATCCTGCATCTCCACTTTTTGCATAAAATGGAATTACTGCATCTGAATGTACTTTTTTAATCTTTACTTTCATAATATCTTCTTCTTACTTTTGCACCTAATTCTTCATTATTTGGTGTATCTAAAATTGTTCTCTCATCTATTGTTATTAGGTTTCTACTGCTACCCATATAACATTCTCTACATAATTGTCCAGCTCCTTCTACATATCCGGTTCTAAAATCGATATGGGTGGTTTTTAATGTAGTAGTTTCTACTCCACATTGAATACAGGTTTCAAATATATCAAATTCATCTTTTGGAAATAATTCTAATTGCTTTACCATATTATTCTTTTATTTTAAATAAATCAAATCGTTTTCTAGGTTTCCAATTTTCAAATGCCCCTTCCATTCCTTCTATCATTGTATCACACATTCTTTTCGCGTGGTATCCGTTTGGCCCTTTGAAGAATTCATTTCCGATTAATCCTCTTTTCTTTCTTTCCTCTTTTGGAATATCGTACCAATATCTCATAGCATCTGCTAAATCTTGAATATCAATCTTATCATCGATAATGTATGGTGTAGGAACTGAACCTGTCATTGTTTGTGCCTTTGCCCATACTGGTTTAACCCACTCACCATATGTTACTTTATCCTGCGAATCTCTCCAATTATGAAGTGAACCGATTTTTACATAATCTTCCGCAGTTACTAATTCCCCACTATCTTTCCAACGGAATCCACATTGGTCTTGTAATCCACCTGTTGTTAAAACAATAATCGGTGTACCCGCCATCACAGCTTCCGCAGTTCCTAACCCAAATCCTTCGTTACCACATATATTAATTGATACATCTGATACATTTAAAACTTGATTAAGTTGTTCTGTATTTAATTTTCCTGTTGAAAACTTTATATTAGTAGTAGGAGATATTCTCTGAATAACCGCTGGTAAATCAGTACCATTTTCATCTACAGGCTGAGTGTGCATTAATAATAACACTTTATCTTTTTGCTCGGGTGTTAATGTTTTACAGAACTCATCGTAAGCCCAAATTACATCAGATGGCTGCTTTCTACGAATATTTCTGTTTGACCAATGGAATACAAAATCATATTCCTTTCCTTCAAATAATTGTTTAGTGAAAGCTTTATCAATTTCAGATTCTTCCAATGGTTTGTATAAATTAGATACACCATGTGGTACATATGATACTTGCCAATCTTCTCTAGGAACCCAGGTTTTCCCATTTTCTAATTGCCCAACTCTTTTGGTAATACCATAAGTTTGCTTAGAAATACACCCAATCCAATCGCAACTTTCGTAGTAATCTCTGTTAAAATGTGGGTCTGGTAAATCATCCCAAATGTGATAGAAAAATATAGGTGTAGTTTGTCTGATTTCATGCTCGATATCATACAACCAAATCCAATATCTAGGGTCTGTAAAGTGTAAGATAGCATCTGGATTATGTTTATCTATTAATTGTTTAACAATATTGTAATCCCCATAACCACTAAAAGGATAAATTGTTACATTACCCTCTGTTAGACCTGCAACTCGTCTTGCATCTTCTGATACATCAACTATTTTTCCTTGCTCAGGATGATTAATTGCTGCACCTAATTGAATCCAATCGTATTTGTGTAAGCTACCTACAACTATTTCTTTTGACATAGTAGCTATTCCACTATGCATTCTTAAATCATCTGATAAAAGTAAGATTGTCTTTCTTTTGTTCGCCATAACTTATTAATAATCTCTTTTTTAAAATTGTGAACCTGATATTTGTAATTCTCCGAATGAGTCAATCTTCTGTTTAAAGATTGGGTCTTCTACATAAAGTGTAAGTGAGCGGTTAACTAATTTTTGTAAACTCATCTTATCATCTAATGTAGTTCTCTTAAATGAAGAATACAAATCTCTAAGGATTTTCACACTTGTTAATTTTACATCCATATCGTTTTGTATTTGTATATATAGATATATATATGTATTTTTGGTAAAACGATAAGTTTTTTGAATATTTTTTTAATCTGTATAAAGTGGACAGAGTTTTCTTTCTTTGAACTCACACCAATTACAAGATGTTCCTTTTTTAGTTGGATAGTCTATATCTCTATAGTTTCCGGCATCATCAAACACCGTATTAACGAACTCCATAAATCCATTCCATGCTTTATTTACAGATGGTTTACCACTTGCTGGCACATGCTTTGAGATACGAGGAATTGGGTAATCGGCATCTTCCTTAACCTTTCTTTTTAGTATATGAAACTCTACCTTAACCTTATCTTCACTTATGTTATATTTTTCAGCATAGAATTTTTTGTAGATAAGAATCTGCGCGTTTTTAATTGGGTCTGATTTCTGATATTTACTCCACCCTGCGGTTGATGTTTTGAAATCTATAATTGTAACTGATTTATCCCATGTATCTCTAACGATAACATCTACAAATCCTATGAAGTTTACATTCTCTTTAATTTGCATATTAAGTGGTAATTCAATAGCAACTAATTCAAATCCTTTCTTATTAAAGAAACTTCCTAATTTAGTTTTGAAGTAATGAATTATCTTTCTACCATCTCCGTAGAATTCTTCCAACTCTTCTTTCGTGCAAGGAAACTCTCCTTCTTCTAACTTCTCTTTTTCTTTGTTAAAATTTTCAACTAATCTTTTCCCCAACAGTCCATCTAAATCTAAAGCCATCGCAGCAGTTTTAGTGGTATTATACATTATATCTAAAAAGTGTTGTAGGGTTTCGTGCATAGCAGTACCAAATATCAAATGTATATTTGCATTTGATACTGATAACTTATCTATATAATTTAATTTGTATTGCTGCGGACAGGTTGACCACATTGAATATTGCGAAAACGAAACTCTTCCCATAAATTATTTTTTACCTTTTTTTACTTTTTCTGTTTTTGGAACTTTCTCTTTCCCTTTGTATCCATACTTTTCTTTCAAGTACTTCTTATACTCTTCACCCTCTTTAATACAGGTCAGTATATGGTAATAATCTATAGCAGTTGATTTTGAACAAGAGTATTCTTGTTGTAACAATTGAACAATTGATTCATCGGATGTTTCCTCAGATTTGCCTTTGATGTATCTAAAATAATATCTACCGGATGGTATCATCCCAATAAGTAATTTATAGAATATTTCAGGCTCCATTGTTTGTGTTAATGGTTGAACCTGTGCAATCAAATCTACAAAATCATAATTCATCGAAAGAAATCTATGAATCATATAATTACTCCAAGTCTTTTTATCTTCTTCCGATAAATCTTTGAAGTAATTAGGTTTTTGGTCTTTTGATATTGCGTTTAAATGGTCAAATAATGTTTTAGCCATTAGCCTTTGATATAAGTGTTATAAAATTTTTGTTTAAATTGTTCATACCCAATTCTACAATTTTCCATCCAGTCTTCAGTTCCTCCATCATCACTTACCCATTTGTAAGAAGTGATGGGTATTTTGAACTCTCTACAAACTCTAGTGATTGAGTATAATTCCATCTCAAAGATACTACAATTATTTAATAATTCCAACTTTTGAGGAGGGAAAGATTTAATTTTATCCTTTGTTATGAATGTTTCAGTTGTGAAGCATTTAACTCCCATATCCATTACAGGAAACGAACCCCCATCTTCTTCAAATGGAGTAACTGAGTATCTTACAAATGGCTCTGCATCCATATCACCATTGAATACTTCCTTTACGGTTACTAATGTTCCTTTTTCTAATTGGAATGAACCACAGCTTCCAAAGTTACAAATAAATTTAGGTTTATATTGTTGGATAGCCAAAGCAGTTTTATACCCTGCATTTATCTTACCAACACCCGTATGAATTATCGGTGAACCAAATAGAGTAGTTTCCCTATCTGATTCATCCGGTAATGCACATATGAATAATACTTCCATATTAAATTTCTAATGAACTTTTAGTAACTACAGGCTCTTCAGGTGTAGTAGGTGTTTCTGTTTGTGGGGTTGATTGTCTTCTTAATTCAGCAGGTAATAACTCATCCAATGGTTTTCCACAATTACCACATAATAATACATCCACAGGTAATACAGCATCTTTAGCAGTATTTGCTGCGAATCTTGAAATCTTCTTTACCATTACTGCCTGAATAAAGTAAGGATAATTACAATGAGGACAATTCATGTCTTGTGCTTGCGATAAATCCACTCTAGGTTGTTGTGGAACTCCTGGTTGGTTTCCTAAAATTTGTGCCATTTTGTTTTGTTTTAATTTATATTTAATTTTCTTTTCAAATTCTCTTTTAATACATCATATATCTTTCGATGTCCATTTTCATTTGGATGTGAGTTATCAGGTGTTCCCATTGGTCTATCCGGTAAAAGAAACTCTTTCCAAACAGTTGTATCACTACCACTATAAATCGGTTCTATGAGTATATCAGTTATTTTGTTAGCCTCATCTATTTCATCAACAAAGAAAAAGTTTTCTTGTCTAAATGATTCATAGAACGCATTTCTT